AACAGGCTTTCCAGTCAAAGGCACAGGCGGTTCGACTTCCTATGCCAACGGAAACACACTTTCGGCTTCTGATCTCAATGATGGGTTCGGAACGCTCAATCTGCTCGCCTCGTTCTATACAGGTAATCCGCAGCTTCTTGGAGCGCTCGAAAAGGTCAATGTTGTCGCTTCTGCTGCTACTGGCACACTCAATATCGATGCGACTACCTCAACGGTGTGGTACTACACCACGGCAGCAACGGCTAACTGGACACTCAACTTTCGCGCTTCATCCAGCGTTGCGCTGAATACTTTGCTCGCAACCGGACAATCCATCACTTTCGTATTCCTCAATACCTCGGGTTCGACCGCTTACTATCCATCGACCATTCAGGTTGACGGCACTGGAGTAACTCCTAAATGGCAGGGTGGAACGGCTCCAACTACTGGTAACGCCTCAGCTATCGATGCTTATGTATTTACAATTTTGAAAACTGCTTCTGCTACCTATACTGTCCTTGCATCACAGACAAAGTTTGCGTAATCAAGGGGAATCATGTCACCAATACTCGGATCATTAGCTGACACTTCAGCGGTTGCCTATGGCCTTTTTGGTGTTTCAGGCCCCGGCCCATTTATCATGGATTATCTTATCGTTGCTGGCGGCGGTGGCGGTTCTGGAGATGAAGGCGGCGGTGGCGGTGCTGGTGGTTTGCGTTCAACTCTAAATGCAACTGGTGGCGGTGGTTCTCTTGAATCAACAATCACTTTGACTGCAAATGTTGCTTATACAATCACGGTCGGTGCCGGTGGAGCTGGTGGAGTTGGCGGCGGTGGCGGAACGACTGGTGGTAATTCATCATTCATTGGTGGCGCTTTTTCTATTACATCAACAGGTGGCGGTGGTGGCGCTTACAACGCTCTTGGAACTACGGGCGGTTCAGGCGGCGGTTCTTCTTACAACACAAACCCTAGCTCTGGAACTGCTAATCAAGGTTACGGTGGTGGTGGTGGAATTGTTGGCGGCGGCACAGGTTATTCAGGCGGCGGTGGTGGTGGTGCTGGTGTTGCTGGTTCAAATGCTGCATCCAGTCGTGGCGGTAATGGTGGAAACGGCGTACAAGTTTCTTCTTTTGCTACTCCAACCTCAACAGGTGTAAGCGGTTATTATGCTGGTGGCGGTGGCGGTGGTACCGCTTCAACTTTCGGTGGTCAGGGAACTGGCTCAGGTGGCTCAGGTGGTGGTGGAGCTGGTGGAGCAACTGGTGGCCAAGGTGGTTCTGCTGGAACTGCAAACACTGGTGGCGGTGGTGGCGCAGCTTTCTACAATGGACAAGATAGAAATGGCGGCGCTGGTGGAAGCGGTATCGTAATCGTTCGTTACCCTGGATCAACGGCAAGAGCAACTGGTGGAACAATAACAATCACAGGTGGATATGTTTATCACGCATTCACCGCAAGCGGCACTTTGCACACATAAGGGGAGATATGAAAAAAGGGGAAATTCCAGTTACCAAGGTTTATTCATTTTCGGTCAATATGATTATTCAAGTTTTTGCTGAAAATGAAAATCAAGCAAAAGCTAAATTGGATAAAGAAGGCGGTTACATAACCGCTAGAGATATTGAATTATTAGAAACTACTTTTCTTCCAAATTTGAAGGAAAACAAATAATGGCACATTTTGCTGAAATCGATGAAAACAATGTTGTGACTCGCGTTCTTGTCGTTGATGATTTGCATGAAGCAGATGGTCAAAATTATCTTGCCAATGAACTTGGTTTGGGTGGCACTTGGATCAAAACCAGTTACAACACCATTGGTGGAGAACACATCAACGGCGGCACCCCACTTCACAAAAATTATGCCGGAATTGGTTATACATGGGATGGCACAGGATTTGCCGCACCACAACCATTCCCATCATGGAAGCTCAATGCCGATTCTTATTTTTGGGAAGCTCCAACTCCTAAGCCCACCGATGGCAAAATTTATTCATGGAATGAGGCCACGCTTTCTTGGGTAGAAGTCGCACTTCAAGCGTAAGGACAACACTCCATTGGGAGTGTGTGGATAATTAGGGGTTGATGATCCGTGGATTTGATACCCCTAGAGTCCATCAAAGAGCAGCTTCACAATCGTTACCGGACTTCGGGATTCGCCGAGAATCTCTTCCGTAATGATTGGGCGCTGGTGCTTCGATTGGGAGTCCATCCCCAAGAGGCAACGCTGGCCGACCTAGAGCGAGTCATCCTTCGAGCCAAGACCCAATCCACGCGGGCGAATTACGCCAGCCGATTGAAGTCCGTTTTTGCCACGCTCAACAAGATGAGGCTCATAGATAGCCAAATAACGGCAGATTTGCCCCCTATCAAGCGCACAAGGGGCGTTCCTAAGCCAATCACCCGAGCCGAGTTTGAAAGGCTCTTAGAAGGCTCTACAGAGCCTTTTAGGTCATGGTTTATTTTAGGCGGTTTGGCAGGGCTTCGGGCGATGGAAGTTGCCAACCTGCGAGGCGCTGACCTCGAAGAAGGCAACGATGGAGCGATGCTCCGAGTGCTAGGCAAGGGCGGCACCGACCTGATGATTCCGGTCGCGCCGATTGTGGCTGAGACGATTCGCCAGCATCAGACTTTAGATCGGTTGTGGAATGTCACGCCGAATACCTTGTCGGCAAAGGCGGCCGCTGAAATGCGCCGAATCCTTGGCGCTAACTCCAAGAAGTTTCACTCGCTTCGCCATTTCTTTGCTACTTCCATGCTGGAAAAGTCCGGTGGCGATTTGATGGCCGTCAAGGAATTGATGCGCCACACGACTGTAGCTACAACTCAGATTTACACCCAATTAGCCCAAGGCCGAACTCGATCCTTGGTCAACCTCATCGAATAGGAGAAGCTGATGATTTCATCGCAGCAACTACAAGTCGGAACCACGCCAACTTTGATTCAGTTGGGCGATGGCGCAACTTCTGTCTATTTGCACTGCATGGGCATCATGTATTTGGGCAACGCCAATGTGACAACTTCGACCGGATACAAGATGGATACCGGAGACAAGCTAACCGTGGAAACTCACGAAACTTCTCTCTATGCCATCGTTTCTAGCGGAACGACCGAACTTGATGTGCTGGTGATTAGCAAATGACGGCAGATACCGCCACAATCGTTTATTCATATTTTTTCGTTGGTGCAGCTCTCCTTGCTGGAATTAGCATGATTGCAAAACACGCCATCAAGACACACACCGAGCTAATCGAGGATAAATTAGCCCGCATCGAATATGCTTTATACAACGATGGTCAAACAGGCCTAATCAACAAAGTTGACCAACTCATCGAAAATCAAAATATCATCAAAATCGATGTTGAAGTCATGAAGGCAAAATCAGAAGTCAAACCAAGAGCAAGGAAATCTGCATGACCGGAACTGATGTTCTGAAAGTAGCAGCTTCACAGGTCGGCACTGTCGAAAAGGGCGGCGCTGACGGCAAGTCCGGCAATATCGTTCCGTACTGGGACTGGTGGAAAAAATGCACTGGCGAGAATGACCAAGGCGCAAGCTGGTGTGCGTGTTTCGTTTCATGGTGCTTTGCCCAAGTCGCAGCTTCCTCATTGGTCGCTGCCAAGAATAAATTCGGGTTTATTTACTGTCCCGATGGCGTGAATTATTTCAAGAAGAAAAATGCCCTCGTTGATCCAAGCAAAGCCCAACCGGGCGATGTTGTGTTCTTCGATTGGGAAGGCAAGGGGATTGCCGATCATGTTGGAATTGTCGAATCGGTAGGCGCTGGATTCCTCAACACTATCGAAGGCAACACCAGCCCCGAGGGGGCGGCTGGAAGTCAACAGAACGGTGGCGGTGTCTATCGCCGCAAGCGTTACTTTGGCAAAACAATCATCGCGGTTGCGCGACCAGCGTGGCCAGTTATTACTCCAGCAAAGTAGGGAAAAATGAAAACCACAAAGAATTTGATTGTCCGTGTTATTGGCTTGGCCATGATGACATTCCTTCCCGGAATGGGCGTTGGCGCAGTCATCGCTAAGGACTGGCTCACTGGCGGCGCGATTGCCTTTGGCACCGCGTGTGCAACTGTCATCGTCTATATCGGCGTGGCATTGGCTTGGTCAGGCAAGGCCAGCGATTTCGACATTCAAGAGGCTTTCCGCACCGCCACGGCTAAGGCTGGCGAGACGAACGACTCTATCCACGCTGCAATCGCCGATGTTTCTACGGCACCAGCGGCTCCGGTGACACCACCAACACAAGGATAAGAATTTGTCCTCACAGGGGTTGGTTCTCAACGCAGAAACCAAACTAGCGGCATTACTACTCGCCGAGGTTTCCTTCCAAAAGTATTCCAAGATTTTCGGGCATTACCGAAACACTGCGAATTCTCACTTGGTCGGGCGCCTCGGCGAGTTTGCTGCATATATCCACCTTCAGAAAAAACGCCTCAAACCTGTTCCCAATTTCCTCGATCTCACCAAAGACCGCGAGTGCGACATTGACTCGAAGGTCGGTCGCATCGAAGTCAAGACATGGAGCGCCCAACACTGGGACGATTGGGGCAGATGCGTTTCGGTTTCGCAGTATTCTTCCGTCAAGAGGAAAGCCGACTTGATTCTTTGGTGTACCGCCGAAGAGGTAGAGTCGGACACGCCAAAAATCCAATTCAGGGGGTGGAGTGAAGTGGCAGATATAGAAGGCATGGAACCGAAGATGACTGGCGCTGAAGGCCGTCAGATTCACAATTATCAGTTTGAGGAATCGGACTTGAAGCCGATGGATTCGCTCGGTGACCGAGCATGATGCGCGATGAGATTCTGAAAGAAGCCATTCGCCTGACTATGGGTGATCGCAACGACCAAAATGGTGACCCTCGCGAGAACCATGAGCGCATCGCAAAGATTTGGTCAGTTATCCTCAACCAAGAAATTGAGCCATATCAAGTGGCTCTTTGCATGGCTGGCTTGAAGCTCGCTCGCCTTGCCTACAATCCACTTGATGATTCGTTCATCGATGGAGCTGCTTACTTGGCGATTGCTGGCGAAATCAAATGAAAGACCTCGCCATCATCGTGCCGACTCGCGGTCGGCCATCGAATATCGAGGATTTGCTTTTTTCCTTGCAAGAAACCCACACCACAAGCGAACTCATCATTGTCCTAGACGATGACGATGCCGAAGCTGACCATTACTTCGACCTCGGCGTGAGAACCCTTGTTTATCCACGCGAAGGCAAGGGAATGGCGCGACCATTGAATCGAGCCGCTTGGGAACTTATTGACGAGTTTGCCAACTTCTGCTTCCTGGGCGATGACCACCGACCTCGCACCGAGAATTGGGATCAGAAATTCATTGACGAACTCAACCGTCTCGGCACTGGGCTGGTGTATGGCAACGATTTGCTCCAAGGAGAAAATCTGCCGACCGCCGTGGCTATGACTCGCGATATTGTCGAAGAGCTGCATGGCATGGTGCCACCGGGATTGGCTCACTTATATCTCGACAACTTTTGGCTTCAGCTCGGCAAGGATTTAGGCGCTATCACCTACTTGCCTCTTGTCATTATCGAACACCTTCACCCGGTAGCTGGCAAAGCCGAATGGGATGCTGGCTACAAAGAAGTCAACGCCGATGATGTGTATAACGCCGACTCGAAGGCCTTTTGGGAATATATCGGTGGCGAGGATTATCAGAAACTTCTCTACGGCTTGGAACACAAATGAGAATTCGACTGCGGGATGCCTATTCACCCGAGCAGTTGGCTTCTGTCTATGCCGAACCGCATCAACACGCTAAATGGGCAGATCATCGTTTGCGTGTGCAGATGACGGTTGCCTTTGCTTCGTGGTTTGGCGAGGTCAATTCCGTTGCCGACCTCTCGGCTGGCGATGCGGCCATCATCAACGCCATTCCCGCCCGCGAGCGATATATCGGAGACTTCGCGCCCGCCTATGACTTGGTCGGTGCCATCGATGACACCATCGACCAAATCCCGAATGTGGACTTGTTTATCTGCTCGGAAACTATCGAACACTTAGATAATCCCGAAGCGACTTTGAAGAAAATCCGAGCCAAGACTCGGGCGCTGATTGTGACAACACCTGACGGCGAGAAGGACGATGGCAATCCTCAGCATTATTGGGGATGGGATGCCAATGGCGTTCGCGAGCTTTTGCAGAGTGCTGGCTTCAATCCTGTCATTTTCAACTCGCTGAAATTCACTGATCCAGCTCTTGTTTATGATTACCAATTTTGGGGATGCGTATGAAGATTCTGATTACCGGAGATGCTGGCTTTGTCGGCCGACACTTTCGCAAGGCTTTTGAAGGTCATGACATTGTGGGCGTGGATATTGTCAACGGCGTTGATGCCCGCGATTTCTTCCGAACCAATGATGACCACTTCGATCGCGTGATTCACTTGGCTGCCGTTGTCGGCGGTCGGCGCACGATTGAAGGCTCACCGCTATCGCTGGCCGTGGACTTGTCCATCGATGCCGAGATGTTTGGTTGGGCGATGCGAACGAAGCCCGGTTGCATCACTTACTTTTCATCCTCTGCTGCTTATCCGACATGGATTCAAGATGGCTCAACTGCCATGCGAATGCCCGAGTCGTTGATTGACTTGGACATGATTCAAACTCCTGACCTGACTTATGGTTGGGCAAAGCTCACTGGCGAGATGCTGGCAACTCACGCCCGCGCCGCAGGATTGAGCGTTCATGTTTATCGTCCGTTCTCGGGCTATGGCGAGGATCAGTCTTTGGATTACCCATTCCCTAGCTTCATCGACCGAGGCAAGCGCAAAGCTGACCCATTCGAGATTTGGGGCAACGGAAATCAAGTTCGCGACTTCATTCACATTGAGGATGTTGTGGCGGGCGCGATTGCCGGGTGCGAGGCGGGCATCGAAGTTGCCAATCTCTGCACCGGACGGCCGACCTCGTTCAATGAGCTGGCAGAGCTTGTGGCGGCCGCTGCTGGCTATGCGCCAGCCGTCTCCCACCTTGAAGCCGAGCCGACTGGCGTGGCTTACCGCGTGGGTGACCCCGCCTTCATGAAAACCTTCTACACACCCACCATCAGCCTCGAAGAAGGCATCCACCGCGCTCTCGCTGGCTAGTAGCCCACCTCGCCCGGCTCGCCAGCCTGATAGAAAAAGACCCCCGCACTCGCTTCGGCCAGTGGCGGGGGCTTTTTCGCTTTGTGAGGCACGACACGCCCGACTTTCGGCAAATGGTTCCCAAGTTGACAAATATGGTTTAGGCTTAGGGCAACAAGGAGAGACAAGGACTTTCCTAAGACCCAAGGAGTAAAAATGATTGAAGTCCGTTACACAACAGTTGAAACCGCAAAGCTAATTCGTGCGGAACTAAAGGCAGCTTTCCCAACAATCAAATTCTCAGTCCGTAAAGAACACTACGGCGTTTTGAATATTTCATTCGATGGCACAAAAGAAATCAAAGAAGCAGTAGATCAGATTGCTGCAAAATACGAGTGCGGTTCTTTTGATGGAATGACCGACTCACACGATTATTCAAGCAAGCGCGTTGGTGAGCTTCTCATCGATTATTCAACTCGCTTCATTTTCGTAAACTGCAAGTATGAGAAGGCGGTCGCATAATGACAATCATCCTCACAGTAATCATCACTTTCCTCGTTTCCATGCCTTTGATTCTTTGGCTGGAGCGCACCTCAATGAAGCATGAAGATTTGAATGGGTCAATCGAAGATTGGCATAACTTTCGCAAGGCTTTCGATAAAGGGGGCAACAAATAATGGCGTGGAATATTCAAGCACTCATTTTGCTGGCCATCGCCAGCTTAGCTTTTCTTCTCGGCGTTCTCACCGAGCGCGATGCTCATAAAGAATCTAAGCATCAGTTGGAGAAGGAAATTCGCCGCAACTATCGCGAGATGGAAAACCTTCGCGAGATTATCTTTCACTACGAGAGCCGACAGAACCGTCATTCTGTCGGTCAATTCCCTGCCAAGGGGCATCGCTAAGCCATGAGCAAAGCGAAGGCAAAGGGAACGATTGCCGAGTCAGCACTCGTCAAATACCTGCAAGCCAATGGATTTCCACTGGCTGAACGGCGGGCGCTGACTGGGCAATTCGACCAAGGAGATGTCACCGGTACGCCTTGCCTTGCATGGGAAGTGAAGAATCACAAAAGCTACAAGTTTCCTGAATGGATCAAAGAAACCGAAGTTGAGCGCATCAACGCGAAAGCTGACTACGGCATTTTGGTGGTCAAGCCCAATGGCGTGGGTGTTACTCGACCCGAGGACTTTTGGGCAATCATGCCCTTGGCCTTCATCGTGGATTTACTGCGTGAAGCTGGATATGGAGATGCGAAATGACCCTTACCGGACTTTTCAACTTTCCTCGCTTCCCCAAGGCTAAGTGCCTGAAGGTTGCTCCCGATTTCTTCTTCCCGACTTCTCGGGTAGAATTAGAGGAACGGTTGCCGCAGCTTCAACACTTTTGCGGAACTTGTATTCATCAGGCCGAGTGCCTCACTTATGCAATCGACAATCAAATCTCAGATGGATATTGGGCAGGGAAAACCGCCGAAGAAATCAAGGAACTATGGAAGGAAAAGGAGAAAACTCGTCATAACGGTCTCGGGGATATTTTGAACAATCTATCGCTCGGCTTTAGTGAAGAGGAAACTGCTCGAATTCTCGGAATCGAACTCGATTCGTTGAAGAGAACTCTTCTTAGGGCTAGGCAGAAAGGACTCATCAAATGAGTCGCAAATTCTCACAGGCAATAATCGCAATTCTCTCAATCTCAATTCTCTTTCTTACGGTCGCAACCAGCGGCCTAATTTGGAAGCAAGCACCTGCCACTCGGGTAATCACCATCAATGATGCGGTCAACTTGACCGACAGTCAGAAAATCAACCTCGTTATCAACGAGCTAATGAATCCGCAGAGCGCTAAGTGCTTCCGGCAGATTCTCACCGTGGAAAGCCACATGAACCCAAACGCCAAGAATCCCCATTCCTCAGCCCGGGGAGTTGGACAACTGCTGGCTTCGACTTATCAGAACCTCGGACTTCAGCACTCCGCTGATCCATTGGCTCAGGTCGTTGCAGCTCTCGCTTACATTTCTCGACACTATGGTGGAAAGAACTCGGTTTGCTCAGCATGGGCATTCGAGCGTTCCCATAACTACTACTAAACAAAAACCAAACAGGGGAGCAATAATGTCAACACAAATCAATAGCAAAATGGTTGACCTCGATGGGGCGGCTGGTGCATTCCTGACCGCCTTCATTGAGGCGAAAGCTAAAATCAAGGAATGGCAAGAAAAGGCAGACATAGCCCAAGAGCAGGTCAAGGCGGCTCTTGGCGATGCCGAGATCGGATTGGTCAACGGTCGCGAGGCCGTTCGCTGGACAACCGTGGAATCCTCACGCATCGACACCAAGAAAATCCGCGAGATGTTGCCCGAGGACTTGGTATCCAAGCTCGAAACCACCACTATCTCTCGCCGCTTCACGATTGTTGAAGAATGATATTTGTCGCACCGGGCGATGAGGCTTCGGCTCTCGCGCAGAAGATTCAGCAAGTGGTGTCCAACCGCGCTGCCAATGCCCCGCGTTCTAAGCAGCGAGCATTGGGCTTGTCAGAAGTTGGCGAAGTCTGCATTCGCAAAACTGCCTACAAGTTGCTCGATTGGGAAAAGACCAACAAGACCACTGATCCGTGGCCTTCGATTTCCGGTACTGCCATCCATGCTTGGCTCGCCGATGCCTTTGAAGCTGAAGAAGGCAAGTATTTAGTCGAGCATCCAGTCAAGGTCACCGATGAACTCGGTGGCACTGCCGACCTCTTCGATATTGAAGCGGGCATGGTCATTGACCACAAGTGCGTGGGCGCAACCAGCATGAAATCTCGCAAGCGCGATGGCATGACCCACACTCAACGCATTCAAATTCACCTTTATGGCATGGGCTTGGAAAATGCTGGCTACAAAGTCAATAGCGTGGCTCTCGCCTTCTATCCGCTTGGCGGTCGCTTGGACGGACTTTACACGATTGTCGAACCGTACAATCGCCAGCTCGCCGAAGATGCCATCAAGCGCCTAGACGAAACTCGCCTTCTCTTGTGGCAACTCGATCCTGAAAAGGTTCCTGCCAACTGGGGTTTGATTCCACCAACGCCTTCATATTCGTGTATTTACTGTCCGTTCTATTTGCCCGGTTCTCAAAACTTGGCGATGGGTTGTCCAGGAGAGGTAGGCGCAGCATGACTCACGATGAATTGCTGGCAGAAATAGACGAGCGAACAACCTATCTAGGAAATGAAGATAGCGTTTACAAAGCCCTTCGTGCAGTAGTGGGATTGCATAAGCCTGAGTATTGGGAGAACATTCACGACCCTAGTTGGAATGGCAATGACTGTTCCGTTTGTTTTACCGATGGCAATTTGGAAGTGCCTTCGTCAAGGGTTACTTACCCCTGCCCCACCATCCAAGCCATTGAGAAGGAGTTGGGATGAGTCCGGTATATGTCTATAAGTGCGGCTCATGCGGGGAAACCCTAGAGCAGAAGCGTGGCTTTGATGAGTCAGCTCCAGCGCCAACCTGCGGTGATTGCTTGGTGGCCATGGAGCGAGTATTCTCAGCAACCCCAATCCACTTCAAAGGATCGGGTTTCTACACGACAGACAAGGGGCGCAGATGAACGCGGTCAGCCTCTTTGCCGGAGTCGGTGGCTTTGATATTGCTCTTGAACGCAACGGTGTGAAAGTCGTTGCTTCCGTTGAAATCGATGCAAATGCGCGAGGCGTTCTGCATCACCAATTTCCAAACACAAAGCTCTTCACCGATGTGTGTGAAGTTTCAGGGAAGGATTTGATTGATGCAGGATTTGAGCCAAAAACAGGAATCATTGTTGGGGGATTTCCTTGCCAAGATTTATCAGTTGCAGGGAAGCGAGCTGGACTTGATGGTGCAAGAAGTGGACTCTTCTTTGAAATCGTCCGACTCCTTGACGAAACCAAAGCGCAAAACTTCATTCTCGAAAATGTCCCCGGTTTATTATCAAGTAACAAAGGGCGAGACATGGCAACCGTCATCGGGGCGCTTTCTGACCTCGGGTATAGCATCGCGTGGCGAGTGCTTGATGCTCAATTCTTCGGAGTACCCCAACGCCGCCGTAGAGTCTTTATTGTCGGAAATCTTGGAGACAACTGGCGAACACCTGCCGAAATACTGGCTCTCAGCGAAGGCGGCAGCGGGTATCTTGCGGAGAGCAGCAAACCGAGGAAAAAATCTACCTCAACCTTTGCAAGAGGCCTTGGAGCGAATGGCATCGCAGGAACACTAAATGCCAGGGATTACAAGGGATTAGCACCCGATGATCTGTTAGATAACAAAGCCATTCTTCAATGATTATCGTCATGAGGCAGCGCGAAGGCAAAGCCGGGGGGGGAAGGGCCCTATGTTGAGCGAACGGAGTTTCACTTTGGCAACAAGTAATGACCAAACGCTATTTATCATTGGCTTTTCCCACACCGCTGGTTTAGATATTCAAGCAAGCACAAAGATTTTTCCGACAATGAAAGCAGGTCACGACACAATGCCAAGCGTTTTGATTATGGATGGCACTCGGGTCAAAGGGTATGGCAACGAGAATGATCCGATGTTCACGATTGACACAGTAGGGGGACATGGCGTGGCAATAATATATTCATTTGATGCTCTTTCAAGTAATTCAATGAAATCTTCCAATCCAAATTCAGGTTGTAGAGAAGTTGAAATTTCAAAAACTATTGACACAATGGCATTGAATCCATCGGCAAATCAAGGGGGAATTGCGGTGGCAAGTGAAACAACCGTTCGCCGACTAACACCAGTCGAGTGCGAAAGGCTGCAAGGCTTTCCTGACAACTGGACTGCCGAGCGCTTTGACGAGAAGAAGCAAGCGGTGGTCGCGCAAGCGGATACGGCGCGTTATAAGCAGATGGGCAACGCCGTAGCGGTTCCGGTGGTAGATTGGCTCGTCTCACGATTGGTGGAACACGCATGATTTTCCTATTTATCATCGGACTTCTTCTTTCTTTCCTTGCTGGTTTTTGGCTGGCGCTCTTTGATAATCGCAAGAACGCGCAAATCATTGTCGAAAACTTTCAAGATATTGCCGAGCTTATTGAAGAGCTGAAAGAGTTGGGATTTGAGCAATTTGATTCCATGATAAATCTTGAAGCTGAACCAACAATCAACGACCTGAAGAAAGCGATTCAGGAATCAGAATTCTCATCGAACGATGAGAAGTAACACCCAAACAAAGGAAATGAAATGACAGTAAATTTCACCGCGCCTAGCGCAAGTGAATTCTCAGTCAAGCCAGCAGACCTTCAGGGGCATCTGCTGATCATCACTCCTGTCGAATACAAGACAGGAATCAACACCTCTCTCGGCGAGGCAGAGGCCATCGAAGTCAACCTTGTTGACCTCGACACAGGCGAGAAGCACGATTCTGTTCTCTTCTTCAATGTTGCTCTTCGTAGCTCATTGAAGCCCAATATCGGCAAGCAGGTTCTTGCTCGTATTGGCCAAGGCGTTGCCAAGCCCGGCAAGTCAGCTCCATGGATTTTGGTCAACGCGACCGATAATCCTGATGATGTTGCCAAGGCAACTGCATATCTCGCTGGTTCGATTACTGCGCCAGCAACTTCCGCACCATCGGCATCGCCTACGAGCGAAGTCGTTGTCACGCCTGAAATTCAGGCACTTATTGACAAGCTCGGCGCTAAGCCGTTCTAGTTGATATTCGCTGACTGTCGGGGGCAGTTGGCGAACGCGCTGGCGATGGCTTGCCACTTTGGGGAAGAAGTGATTGGTTCGATTCCAATCGGCGCACAAGAATCAAACAAAGGGGAGATGATGGAATCAGAGGACTCAACGGCCACCTGCCAGTGCGGGTGCCGATTGCGTGACGGCGAGATTCGCGAGGAAATCGCCAGAGAGATTGAGGCCGATGCCCGCAAGGTTCAGGCGCGAATGGACATAGCTGGCCGAACCTCACGACCGTTGTATTTCATCGATGGCATGAACCGGGCAGTGCGAATCGCTCGCGGTGAGTAATGGCAACTAGCCCCCGATTCAAGCGCACCACGCC